GGTCAACTAATGACCAAATAAGGTTCTTCCCTTGCGGCCCTCTTGCAGTAATTGTGCGAGTAAATGCAGCAGGACTGATAATGTCATTGTCAAGGTCAACATTGCTCATTCTTGCCCACACGGCTTTCACCTTGCGGCTTTCTTTGTCAACATCTTCAACGCCATTCATTATATCCTTAACGCTATATTGCTTCATTCAATAACATTTGTAATTGCAAAAATAAACTATTATTCCATAAACTCCACAGGGTGCCGGCAGGCCCCTTTAGATTGCCTTGTATAGATACGGGCATATCGTTCTCATCCCTCACTACTTCAAAACCAACGGTACATCTGCAATTACACACATTCCCTGCACTTGCTCTGCTATCACCGGGGTATTCCATCTGTTCTACACTTCCCATTCCGGGTACGGTGAAAGGTTCATCTACTGCCACACGCTTTCCATCCATGTGCAAATGGTCGAATTTATCACGGGGTATTCTTCGTGTACGGTCATCGGTAATGGCTATCCATTCCTTTTCGGTTTGCAGACCTGTTGATACGGCACCTAACAACGCTCCCTGATTTGCGGCCCTTGTAGTTTCAGTTCGGGCAATAAGTTCGGCTCTATACGCATTGATACCTGACTTTTCTAATTCCGACATCATTTGTGTAATGCTCCATCCTTCTTGCATTCCTTTAATCAATACCTTGCGGATAGTTTCTTTGGTTGTAGATGTAATGCCTTCGGTAAGCATTGTCAACCCTTGCTCCAAAAACATCTTTATCACTATCGCCCATCTTTGCTGCGGTGTAAGATTATCCTTTATACCTGCTTTGCGCCTAATCTTATCATAGTTATACTTCGCCATTGTCATTCCTGCGCCCTGATGCAGTTGGCTTATAATTCGTTTCAGTCCGCTTTGGTCGGGTTGCTCACCATTGAGTATAGCTTTGCATTGCTTATCAAGTTCCTTCTTAATAAGCACCCTGTACTTCTTCCGGTATTTATTGTAGAGTTGGCGGTACATCGGGCAGATTAGTGAAGTCATCCATTGGCATCAATCCCTGTGGAATATACAACTTTTGATAATCTTCAAGCGGCACATTGGGATCTGGTGCGATACCCATTACTTTGAGTTTCTGCTCAGGTGTCAGCCACCATGAAGTATTTAACCATTGCGCTTGAGCTTCCCTGTTCGCTTCGAGTTCCTGGTAAACGGTCAAATCGAAGTCAACGAATATGTCGGTATTCTTATACCCCCAATCCGTTTTCATCTTCCGGTTAAGGTTATCACGAATAGCTATCAGTTCGGGAAGTACGGCCCGTAATGTCAAAGATTTCTCCGCTTCACGCATGTTGTTGTATGTTGCGGCATCCTGCGAACCTAACAGAACCGGAGGTACACCATAGATTGAGCATAGTGCTTCTTTATCCCATTTCTCCGATTCGATCAGTTGCAGGTCTTTGGCAGGTAGGCCAGTTTGCGCCCATCCCATTTTATACCCACTAACTGCCATACTCCCATGCTTTTTGGCACCAGATGTCATTGATATTTCCGTTTTCAATGCTTGCCCTTGTTCTCTACCACTTATAGGGTCGAAACGTGAATCATCAAAGTAAAGCACCCCTTGCGGCCCCATGTTGTCGAACATGGCTACACTTGCGGTCTTACTTGAATTGCTGCGTGTCAATACCTTCGATGCGGCCCGTAAAGGTGACAATCCATACAACTGCCCACCGGTTGCCGACCATTCAGGGTTGAAATATTTATCATGCAGGATTTCAATCGTATTGAATGGTATGTACTGCCCATAGTAAAGTTGATAGGCTACCTTCTTTGGTGGGAATTGTTCAATGTCAACCTTTACCGCCATGTACTGCGCAGGTAGTACATACAACTCCATTGGCTTGCCCTTGTTCACGGAAGCATCCCCCACCATTTTCGCATAGATGAATGAATTACCTGTGATTTTCTTAAACCCTACCCATTGCTCGATAAGGTCGCTCCATGAATCTTCACTATTAGGATATTTCAACAACTCATTCAGCCTGGCATCGCCTTCGTATAGTTCAAATGCCTGTTCTTTCAGTTCCTTTAATTCTTTGAGGTCAATAGTAACCGGTGAGTTTAGTTTCGCCTGGTACTGCTTTGCCTTAGCCTTATCCTTCACCTTATACACTCCCCAGGGTGCTACTTTCGCCTTTTGGGTAATCAGCGTAATGATGGCATATACCAAGTCATTGCCGATATAACTATCCCTAACTATTTCTGCCTGATTCTGCCCATCCCAAGTTATCAATCCCCTTTCGATTGATACTTGAACAGGTGATTTAACGGGTGCTGCCTTGCGTTTAAGGAAATCGAATAAACCCATAATGTTTTATTTGTTACTGGCAAAATTACGATTAATTCGCCTACCATACTGCCACCTGAAATGCCGGCTTGTGCAAGTGGGTGAAGATGGCATAACGCATTGCATCTAATCCATCGTCATTCTCCTTCACCGGTTCATCAATCACATTGTCATTCTTGTCCTTCTTCCACTTGTACGATTGCAACTCCCGAATGATGTTTTTACTACCGGATGTAACGTATAACGGATAAGATTTGACCTTCAGTATTCCCGGCCATACTTCTTTGTTCGCTGCCTGTGCATTGATACCACCCCGATAAAGTTCTTCAATGCTCTTCGGTTCTGCCGCATCGCAGTACACAGGTTTGCGGTCGCTAATGTGGTCTTTCACTTCCCGGCTTATTTCAGATGGAGTTAATCCCGATTTGTAGATTAGTTCCTGCACATAGTTCGCCCCTTCATAGTGTACCACCTTAACAAGTGCCAAAGGGTGAACATATCCAAAGTCCAAACCATAGAACACATCGCCACCTTCCGGGAGCACATCTGTTATCTGCCATTTTGTGTAGATAATCTCTTTCGCTGCACCCCTTTCGCCTAATCCGTACACCTTCCACATAAAATCATCTGGCAGGTTACGATACCCTTCAATGATGTCTATCTGTGTTTGTGATAAGTTGCCTTTATTGTGTATGTAGGTAGATTTTATCCGCTTATTGTTCGGATTGTCAGCAACATCGTAAACCCAACTCACGAAATCAGCAGGGTTCCAGTCCAGGAAGATAGTTCCCGTTGTACGCATGGCCAATTGGTCGAATAGTGCCTTTCTGATAAGGTTCGCTTCGTTTACGAAAAGAATATCTCTGCCCGGCCCCCTTGCTTTTTGCTCATCTTCAAGTCCGAATAGTTCGATGTAACTGCCATTAGGGAATTTGTAGATGAAGTCAGTAAAGCTAAAATCTTCATCCTTCCAAATGTTCCAATCTTCCATAATGGTCTTGAAATCCCTGTATGCGCCCCGTTTGATGTGTGGGAGGGAATGCGATACGATGCTGATTCGCTTGTTACGTTGCGTAGATGCTATCTGAATTAGCAGTTGAACGATGGAGAATGATTTGCTTGATCGTGATCCCCCCTCATTGCAGATTATCGGAAACCCCTCATTGTATGCCTTCTCATTGGCATAGAATACCGATGTCGCTTTGATTTGTTTAACTTGTTGCGATAGCATCGTTGGGTTGATTGGATTTCATAAACTCTTGATATAGTTCTTTATTGGAATATCCTTTATATTTTCCTGAATAATTAAATATAAAATTACAAAGTAACCATTCAACAAACCCAATAGCTATATTATCTGTTATTTCTGCTGATTTGGTTGCTGCTATACTTTTTTCTATTAAAGGTATGGGTGAATATGGTGCTACAAAATTAGAATTATTAATAGCATCTAAATGTAATTGTTCAATATAATTCATACAATATAAATTAATTACTTAAAATACCACACTTCTTAAATTTTTCCAGGCTTATAAACTCCTCTTTAGTTTTCTGCATAACGCAATAAACATTCCAACCGTCTGTCGTGTTACCCATAGCAGGATGCTCACCGAGATCAATGAGAGAGTAATTACCAAAGCCAGCAAGTAACTTATAAAAGTCAGTAGTATAGTAGTTAAATCCATGCCCCGGCCAATTCCCTGTCTTTGGGTTTTCGGAGACAATGAATCCTCCGACTTTAACGAGGTTGTGTTTGTTCTTCCAACAGTTGTAGATTGCTTTGATGTCATGCTTGCCGTTGGTACCAACGTGTTCGGAGGTTCCTGCATCCACCAAAAGATCGTATTGTATGGGGAAGTCATGTAGTTGTGAAAGGTCATACGGCTCACTTCCGTTCTCTCCGCTAATGTCAAATGCGACATAGTTCTTGTTGGCATAGTAGGTATCTTTAACGTACGGTGCAGGTAGTGTCGGATGTCGGTAATCATTCTGCGCGCCTAAATCCACTACCGTTTGCACTCTGTCAATAATGAGGTCGATTAGTTCGATTGTTTTTCCTGTGTAGCCCATATTATTTACAATAGGTTGATAAATCTTTTAAGTAATCATGGAAAAGATGCCAGTGATATGAATCTGCAATTTCATCATAATCACACATCCAGCCAATTTCATCCATCATCATTCGTTTAGCTTTTGACCATACTTCATACCAATAAATAACTTTTTTCTTTGCTATAAGGTTTTCTTTTTTTACAAATGATATAACATCTTTCAAGCATGGATTTACTTGAAGTATTTCATCAATTGTAAGTTTCTTATTTACATCGTATAAACTTTCCATATTACAAATTTAATCTTTTACCCCCCAATTAATAAAAAACGGTTCTACTGGCATAAACTCACGGTATGCAAGTCCCCCATACGGCTGCACCTTTACACCATTGAGATTCATGATAGCTGATAATAGCGATTGGTCATGCCGGCTGCTGACATAGTGTGGATTCTTGCTCTCGTTATGATGAAAGCAGTTGTTGAAGGCACCTTCAATCCACTTATCGAATATCGGCTTAGTCGCAGGATGGTCGAAGTCAAACACTATGCAACAGGCCATTATCTGATACATCTGCAATACCTGTGTGTAATCCCTTAACCCTAACCATGCGATTTGGTGGTCGGGAATATACTTATGTAATGGATGCCCTTCATTATTCCACGCAACTATACCATGCTCGGCTGCAAGTTGCCAAAGTGGGTCGGGGTTCTTCATTACTCGAATGGTACTATCACACCAAATAATCTTTCGGTACCCCAGCTCATACGCTTCAGCAACCATTACCGGCTTAAACTGATACGGCATATTTTGATGGCTCCATGATTCGTATTGCTGCGATTTCGGCCATTTGCCTTGCAGTATCTTTCTACCCTGGTATTCATCCACATAGCCATCTACACTACGCAAATGAGTGTCATAGTCGGGAGCATTGCGATTTATTGACCGAATAAGTCCTAACATCGCCTCGTTATAGTTTTCCCTACCTGTGGAGGATAGGGAGGTGATTACCTTGCCCATATTACATTTTCTAAATTGTTAAGTAATTTCTTATACAGTCCGAACCCATTGCAGTACTCTTTAATGAGTTGGAATAGGTCAGCATTGCCATTGTGTTCAATGCACACCATTTGTGTATGCGATAAGTTAATCTGTTCCAATATCTCAAAGTCCATACCCTCCGCATCAATGCTAATGAAATCGAATACTTTGTAGGGTGAGTTCTTTACCAATGTCTTGTAAGTCCAGACCTCTGTCATTCGCTCTTTAAACTCCGTACCATTCCAACGCTTCGTCTCTGATTTCTTAATCGTAGAAAGCAGCGACACATCCCCTCTGTTCAAATGTGTTCCCATTTCATGGAATGTGCAGGTGCCATCGGCCGTACCTATTGCCACATTGAAGGCTTTAACCTTGTCATTCGGTGGGATCCTGTTGAAGGCATCTTCACTCGGCTCTACAAGTACCCCACCCCAGCCATTGAGTTGCAGGGAATATGTATTGGACAAAGTTTGTCCATCATTGGCACCAATGTCAAGGAATGTACCAGGTACATTGAAGTACTGTTCGATTACGTCTTGTTCGTTGTTTTGGCTGTATCTCATTTGCCGTAGGTTTGGGTGTAGTATTGGTCGAATGATTTACCTCCTTCTTCCATTGAATCTTGTCCTGCTTTAAAATATTCAAAAGCCAACTTTTCTCGCTGCTGCTTTTCCATTTCTTTGGCTTGTTTAACTGCTTTATAAACTCTTTCCAATTCACTTGTGTTTAAATAAATAACTTGATCTATTTCTTGAAACAACCACTCCACCGCTGTCTGTTGTGCCATGTTAGTTATTTATTTGTTCTAAATTGATAATGGTACAATTCTTTCTCTATCTTGACCTCACTCTGCAAAACCTTTGCATTGTGCATCGCAGTTGCATAGAGGTAATCTTCCCCTATCTTAATGTCCTGAAATGGGAACTTGACCGCAATCTCCCTGCGCACAGGTACGATGTGGTTAGGGTAGCGATAATAAGCCCCATCCTTCGCCTCATAGCCGTATTCCTTGCTTATGTACCACTTCCGCTCATCCTTGCCATTGGTGGTCATTATACCGTTAAATACGATTACATCGGGATTCTGCTTTGCTGCTTCAAGTATGTCAGCGATGTAGGTGGGTGCAATCATATCATCATCATCCACGAATACAATGTACTTCCCTGTTGACTTGCCTATGAGATAGTTACGTTTGCGGCCTGTGGACATGGCCCCGTTGTCCGATTCGACAATGATTTCCACCTCATCAGTTAGCTGATTAGATAACCGTGCTTTCTGCTGCACTAATTCCTGTAATAGTCTGGTGAGATAACCATCACGGCCTTGGATAGTGCAGATTAGAATTGATAGGGTCATAGTGATAGAAATTCGGAAATTCCGATTTTATGATTTAATTTTCTTTGATATTTCTTTCAATGCCTCGGCTATGTTAAATAAAGGTATTGATAAAAGTAATGCTGCTATTATAATCATAATGCTTCGATTTCGGTTTTTACTACTTGCCAGTGTTTTATAAAATCATTAATATTATTTTCACCAGCACAATACAAATCTTTATCACGAAGTGATATTAATATTTCATCTACTGCAATTAAAGCGCATTGTTTAGCATTTTGTATTTGTGTATCAAGTTGGTATCCTCCACGATAAGAAATAAATTCAGTATGTGAGTATTCCCTAAATCTTTCAACCAACTCTTTTGCTTTCTCTTTCGGTGTCATACGGTTTCATTTGGGAATCCAGCGGCTGACCGCTTGATATATGTTTGCTCATCTATGTGGTAATAACCCTGCGTATGCCTTAATTGCGCATCAATCGGCTCCCCAGTCCATGCAGGGTGGTAATGGTCGAAGATGCGATCGGGGACATATTTCCACTTACCTAACTTCTTCGCCACATCCATCGCCTCATTATCGCACCACAGGGAAAAGTATTGTGGGTGGTAGATGTAGTTAAACCGCTCATAGTAAGTCCTACCCATGATGCTCATAGTAGGTAGTAGGTGATTAACCCTGCCATCGGGAAAGTGGATGAATTGGTCAAGATTATCAGCGAAGGCATTAATGATCTTTATGTCATAACCTGGAACGAGGAATCTCATATCATCGCTCATGTTCACAACTATATCGCCCCTCCATCCTTCCATGCCCCTGTTGATAGCGTGCACCTTACTTTCACTCTTGCCGTGTGTGAAGTAGATATTCGGATCCCGTTGCAGTTCGAGGTAATGTGTACTATTCAGCGTTACATCGTCATCGTCATCAACCGTTATGCCGATAGTGTAATCTGCTTTGTGTGAGTATGCTTTGATTGTGGCAATGGCAGCAGTCATTTTTGTTGGCCGGCTGCGTGTAGCGAAGTTGTAATGTATTTTCATGTTTTCGGTTCGGTTTATACAAAGATAACAAAATTCTTTGCAGAAATCCATCTGCAAGCGACATTTATGTTTTCCACACCCTGAACAAAGTTTCTCAATCGGCAATGGGAGCTGAATTTGGGTCTGGAATGATTTGGATTATGGTTTGGACGGGTTGCTGGATGTCCGCCTCCACTTTTGTCGGAATGAGTTTCGATGCCAATCGATAGAACTCTGTTGGGTTTGTCTTTGCCCATGCGGTCAGGTTATGCTGATCATCTTCCTGCAATAAATCGAAGGCGGTAGCGAAATGCTCCCGTATTGATTTGGTAACCTTGTTGGGGGTTCCTTTGGGCCTACCATTCGGGTTGTTAGTATGTCCTTTCTTTGGCACGTTGTACTTACTTGTTGTTTACAAAGTTACCCATAACCACCCGAAAGTACCAAATGTTCGGCAAAAGTTCACCATTCGTTCAATTTTACCCTTGTAACTTATTGATTATCAGCGATTGGTTCGAAAAGTTCGAAAAGTTCACCCGTTCACATATCTATATCTATAGAGTAATAAGGTAATATAAAGAGATATAATTATTATTATCTCTGAAAAGTTCGAACGAATGAACTTTTGGCATTGTAGCCTATGAATATCAATGACTTACAAAAGTTCACTTGGTGAACGAATCGAACTTTTGACCGAACTTTTCATAAAAAAACCCCTCGTTTGAGGGGTCAAGATTACATCTTTTCATAAACTCCATGACTGACTCGTTTGAAGTTCTTGGCGAAATCTTGCCTTCGCATAGCGTTTTTAAACCTTACCGGCTTAATATTCAACCGTACACAAATTGCTTCCGCTTCTTTCGTGGTAAACTTTGCAGGCAAGTTATCAACCAACAACCGGAGATCAGTAGGCAGGCCAGATTCATTTTCCTCATAGATTGAACCTAAAATATGCATGGTGGATTCTGCATACCACCGGTAAAGCTGCCATGCTTGGTCAGCGACCTGACGGGTAACAAGTGGTACCATTGGATTCTGCATGATGGCAATGATATGGCAGAACCGGAAGTAATACGCTGACATCTTCGCTTCCGTACCCATAACATAGTCCTCAACCGAATTAGCTTTCCTATCATTTGCATCTTTTCGCTGCTGCCTATAATATTTTGTTAAAATTGGTCTTGCTTCATCCGTTACGATTATTTTACGGGGTGGCTTATCGCCTTTGCTGAATTCCTTGTTGTGCTTGTATAGTTCAAATATTAAATCGCTCCACTCCTGGCACATTGCACGTGTCGGGGTGAATGGATCCACTTCTTCCTGCAACTTGATGTAATCGGATTGCACCATAAGAAAACGGGATGCAAACCCTGACTGTATTCGGTCGGCCCCGAAAAGGTTTTTTAACCGTGATGGCTGCGTTCCCATTAGCAGGGAAATGTTAAGGGATTTTACTACCCTTTCCTTCGACCTGTCAGCTCTAATTTGCGTATAACGGCCACCGCTGAATGCTTGGGTGAAGAAGGATATAGAATCGTTATTTGCTTTGTGCGCCCCTGCGTTAAGGATCGTTTCAGCTTCATCATGGTAAACTCCCATACCGCCCTGCTGATCCTGCATGAGTGAGATATATCCCTCTGTTGTGCCATCAACGGCAAAGGGGTGAAATCGCTTGGGATGTGGTTTGTTAAATGGCTCTTTGCGGCTATTGGCATCTGCCCGTTGCAGGTTCCAGTTCTTTACCTCCTCCTCATATTCTTTGTCCTCACGTGCTAACAAATCCTTTAACGGTGTTTCGCACATGGCTTTAAATGCAGGTGTTTTACCAACGGATACAGGTGCAATCATGAGCGCAAATAAAATGTTTTTTGTTTCATCCGGAAGGTCGGAAGTAAAGCAGTTACCTGCAAGTGAGGAAATAGTCCATAGTCCTGCAGTTGCAAGGAACTCGGGATGTAGTGATTTCTCGTTAGCTACCTCAAACAATGATTTTTTCACAGGTAGTGGAAAAATATCGTAAGGATAGGCATTTTCATCCTTTACGATGCCGATATGTGCAAGTACTTTTTCCCAATCACGGCCTAAATGGTAGAAAAGCATAAACGATGCAGGAAGCGACCATTCAGGGTATTCCTCTTTGTTGTGCCAGTTTGGGAAGTCATGCATGCTTGCGGAGAATATAAGCACCCTTTTTGCCGCATGGTACACTTTTGCGCTGATTCCAATAGATGCGCTTCCTTGCCGCCTGTAGGCCCTAAATTTGTCCGCTTTGCGATAATGATAGTCAGGTATGGGATAAAGGCCGATAGTGTTTAGAATCGCCTCAAAACTATCCTCCGACAGATGTCCGTCATAATCGGACAACTGCTTTTCATATCCTTTTGGGTAGTTGATGGCTTTTTTGGTCGGATCATAGGCCGGTTTGTACTCGTTAAAGTACTGACTAACCTCAATCAGGTAGTTGTATTGCTCTACCGTTATTTCGTTAAGGTCAGCCATTGACTGATGGAACTCTATGTAACCAGGTGTTGGGTATGTGTACACTACCGGGCCGTTGCAGTACAGGGCGATTACCTCGTTGCCTTCCGGATTGGCAGCTAACTGCTGCTTCTTGGGTAGGTGCTTGTAGTACATCCATACATGGTACCCACCATTCCTCGTTTTCTCTATAAATAGGTTACAGAGTATCTCCGGTGCCTCATTGGTTACCATAGCCATCCACTTGTTGAAAAGTTCTTTGTCTTTGGTATTCTTAAGGTCAAAGTCCAGGCACCCGTAATTGTTGCCGGTCAAAATCATTAAGCCGTTATCAGATGGCCTCAATGTAAGGTCATCGGGATTGCTCCAATTCCTGTGTGATACGGGTTGTTTGTTGGTTATATCCCATTCAATAGGGATTACTTTGATGCCGAGGTCGGTATATTCGGCATAGGTTTCTTTTATCATGTTGGGTATAAACTTAAAATAATGAAGTTTGTGATTTTTCCAAAATAGCAGATTTCAAATTCTTTTTTGCTAAATCGTAATAACTTTCTTTTAATTCAAATCCTATACCCTTACGATCCATTTTTATTGCTTGATAAACTTCACTACCAATACCCATAAAAGGAGTAAATACCGTATCGCCTTTATTGCTATAAAGATGTATCAATCTTTCAATAGTATCTAACTGCAACGGGCAAATATGCTTTTCATCATTTTCATCCCTGCCATTACGATAGCCCTGTAAAGTATTACCATAATCAATATCCATCCATACAGGGGATGCATACTTTTGCCAAAGGTCAACAGGTATATCAGTATTAGTTACCGGATTGCATCTTTCTCCATCCTTTCTAAAAATCATTACATAATCAGGAATACCAACTCTGCTCATAGTGCTATCTTTTTTAACCTGCTTATGCAGTAACCCTAATGCTTTTGTCCTTTGCATTTCAACAACTGGATCTTTCCAGATAGTTACCCTACTTGCATAAACAAATCCGGCATCCTCAAATGCCCTAAGTAATAATCCGCTAAAATCACGCAGCCCAATAAATCCGTGTTTACCTTTCTGTATCGGCAAGTCCATACAATGTACTGCAACATTTCTTCCTGACATCATAACCCTATATAGTTCTTTAATCAAAAAACTAAACTGAATTAAAAATTCATTATAGTCTTTAGAGTTGCCCATATCCTCCACATGGCTGCTATAGGTGTATAATTCAGCGAATGGCGGGCTAAAAACCGATAACCCAATACTTTCATCATCAATAGAAGAAATCAGTTGAACACAATCACCTCGCATTATTTTATACCATTCATTACTTTCTTCTAATGTATCGTAGTTATTGTTAATTAATAATCTACCTGCTAAATTTTCATTAATGGCATTACTCATTTCAGTTTGCATAATTTCAAATTGTTTTTGTTTTTGGTTTATTGATTCTTTTACGTTGCTCATGGTATCTGTTGTAATAAGATAAATATTAACTTCATCCTTTTGCCCAAACCTATAACTTCTTCTAATTGCTTGATACAATCCTTCGAATGAAAAATCTAAACTTGCAAATATTTGATTTTTGCAATTTTGATAATTCATACCGAAACTTGCTATTTTGGTCTTTGTAATTAATATCCTAAATTCATTATTAGCAAATCCCAATAGCTTTTCTTTTTTCCATTCATTTGTATCACTTCCTTTAACTTCAATTGCATCTGGAAGTAATTTTTTCAAATGTTCACCTTCTTCATTTTGTTTAACCCAAATAATAAAGTTTTCTTTCGGCTTACTATTAATAATTGATACTACTTCATCCAGTCTGTTTACTTTTGTTAATCGTAATTCCTGATTAAAATTTGTTGCTGAAATTATTGCATCATTAAATAAGCTACCGTTATCACGTTTAGGAGTTATTATTTGCTTTTCAATTAAGTTTAGGGTTGGCAAGTTATAACCTTTCATTTCAAATCCAATATCCATAGGCTTATTTAACATTATAGCCCATGTGCCAATAAATTGATAAAATAGTTTTACTGCGTGTCCTTTTAATCTCCATTTAGCAGTTTCCCCTCCATCATGCACAAAGTACATAGCTAACATTTCATTCCGGCTCATTACATCCAAAAATTCAGAATGGTTGCCCAGCTCCATTGGATCGTTAGGG